TTTTGACCCAGAGAATGAAAACTTTTTGAGTACTACACATAAATATGATGTGATTTTTATGAATCCACCATTTGAAAATAATCAAGACATTGATCATGTTCGTCATGCTTTTAATTTATTAAAAGAAGGTGGAAGATTAGTTGCTATTATGGCTGGAAATAAAAATGGCTCAAGAAGTGTAATTACAGAATTTAATGATTTTGTAAATGAGCATGGATATATGGTGGATAATGAAGCAGGTTCGTTTAAAAGTGCATTTAATTCTACAAATGTTAATACAGTAACAGTTTATTTAGAAAAATAATATAAAAGCATCAAGGGTTTGTCCTTTGGTGCTTTTTGTTTTTAAAATTATATATATGAATAAAAAGAATGATTTACAATTTAATCTAATGTCAGAAAGTAGTTTTATCGGTCAATCCAATATTGATATTGAAGAAATCGTTTTAGCTACCTTTGTAAATTACCCCGAATCATATTTTAAAGTTGCTGATCAGTTAAGTGTTAGAGAGTTTTCTGTTACAGAAACTCGATACATTTACTTAGCAATTAAAGAATTATCGGAGGTTTCAAAAATAGATATAGCTACTGTTACAGATAAATTAATTCAAAAGAAATATACAGATATTGTCTACAAGCAAAAGAAAGGTTTTGACCTTATTGTAATGCTTAATAACATTTGCGAAAGAGTTGAATCAGACATGCACCTACAAGAACATTGTCGTATTCTAAATGGCTACGCAAAACGTAGAGAGCTTAACGCTTTAGGAGACAACATAAAGGTTCAATGTAATGAAATGGTAGACCCAATGGAAGTTATTAATGAAATAACTACAGCTATAGTTTCAATACAAGAAATGGGAGATATTGAAGAGTTTGATATTAATGAAGAAAATAAGAAAGTTTACAAAAGTTTAGACCCTAAAAAAGAAGGGGAGCTTGAGGTTAAAACCTATATCAACAACGTTGATAAGTTCATCTACTGTTTAGAACCATCTGAATTAGTTATTATCGGAGCAGCCCCATCAATGGGTAAAACTTCATTTGCTTTAGAAATATTCAAAAATCAAATAGTTAACGATATTCCTGCAGCTTTCTTTAGCTTGGAAATGGGAACAACACAACTTCTTAACAGAATGTATGCTGTTGAATCAGAAGTTTCTTTAAGTAAAATGAGAACAAGAATGTTGTCTCAAAACGAAAGAGCAAGAATAAATAGAACTATTGGAGGATTTGAAACTAAAAAATTCTTTATTGACGATCGAGCAAGGAAAATTTCTCACATAGCCAATAAAATACGAAAGTATGTTATTCGACATAAAGTGAAATTAGCTATTATCGATTATCTTCAACTAATGACTTGCGATATGGGTAGACCAAACAATAGAGAGCAAGAAATATCAATTATTTCAAGAACTCTAAAGGAATTAGCTACTGAGTTAGCTATCCCAATTATTGCATTATCTCAAATTAATAGAGCTATACATCAAAGGTCAAACAAAAGACCTACCCTTGGAGATTTAAGGGAGTCAGGCTCTATTGAGCAAGATGCTGATATGGTTATATTTGTTCATAGACCAGCTTACTTTCAAATAGAGGAAAGCATTCCATACGTGGAAAATGCAGAACTTATATTTGCTAAAGGTAGGTCTACTGGAGTTGGAACAGTTGATATAAAGTTTAAATCAAGCATGACTAAATTTATTTCAAATGAAGAAGAACTACAAACACAGTCGGATAGTCAAGGAAGTTTCCCAGAAAACGGGAATCTCCCAACGAGTGATTCATTTGATAGTTAAGAATTTCTTTGCAAGTTTAAGAAGGCTTACCAAAAGAAATGAGGAAATTAATATTCAAGGGTTTTTCTCTTTGAATTTAACTACACATTTTAAAAATAAGCTAAAAAAAGAGGGTAAAAATACTAACCTCAGAAGAAGAAAAAACAAAAAACAGTATTACGTAAAGAAAACTAAAAAATAAGAGTTTTGTAAGTGTATTTTTAGTACATTTACATTATTATGAATAAGATATCACAGAGATTATTACTTATGCCAAGAGAGGTTTTTAAAGATAAAGACCCAAAGTGTTTAGCTAATTTTTTTGGACAATTAAGCATGCTTTTAGATAAAGTTGATAACGATAAAGACGTTAAAGACTGTTCTCAAGAGGTAGACCTTATTAAGAGAAAAATTATAAGCACCAAAAACCAATCAGTTAAAGAATTTCATTCATCTACTCTTTATAGAATAGAGAATCCAAATTCAAATTTTCTAATATTTAACAATTAAAAATGAAACCAAACATTTTTGTAGTCGGTCCATCTGGAACCGGTAAATCAACATCTTTAAAAAATCTTAACCCTGAAACAACAATTGTGTTGAATACGGAGCAAAAAGCATTACCATTTAGAGGTGCTGGAAAGTTTAAATTAAACGTTCCAATACCCGATATGACTAAATTTCATTTAGCTTTTGACAAAGCCCTTGCTAATGAAAAAGCTGAAGTTATTATAATCGAATCATTCACATCTTTAGTAGAGCATCTTTATAGATATTCAACTTCTATGTATTCAAACTTTGATGTTTGGAGCAATTACAAAGAAGAGGTTGGTACGATCCTTAACAAGTCAAAAGGAACTGATAAATATGTAATATTTACAGGTATTGATGAAACGGTTGATGGTGCAAATGGTGTAGAGCAAAGAGTTATATCCGTTGAGGGTAAAGCTTGGAAAGGTAAAGTGGAAAAAGAATTTGTTATCAATCTTTTTAGCGTAGTATCACCAAAAGATGGTGGTGGAGTTAATCACGAGTTTATCACAAATAGAATAGCAGGATATGAAAACTATCCTTGTAAATCTCCTGATGAAATGCTGCCAGAAAGAATGCCTAACGATTTGTCATTAGTAATTAAGCATATTGAAGCTTACTATAACGGAGAGGAAGTTCCGAAAAATGAGAAAACTCCATCTAAATAATATTAATAACCATTAAAAATTAAGACAATGGATTTTGAAGCAGAAATGAATGAAGTAGCTAAAACTGAAACAAGTGGAAGTTACATTAGTAAACCAGGAGTTGAATTAGTTACTATAAAAGGTTACAAAATGTCTCCTGCAGACCATAAAGGTAGGGCTTATATTGAATTTACTTTTGAAACTTGTGATGATAGCAAGTCTATTAATAATTCAAGACTTTATAGGTCTAAGCCAGATGATTCTCCTGAAGTAAAAGGATACATGAATAAAGCTATTAAAGAGCTTCTTACAAATGCTGGTGCTGATTGGACTCTGAAAGGGGAAGATATCATTAAATCGGCAGTTACTTGCAAAGTAAAAGCTTTATTTAAGCAAGAAGAATATGTTGGAGTTGATAAAAATCAAAATAACATGCCTGTTGTTAAAACAAGCATTAAGTATTCTTTTAGTGGAAAACCTGATGATGAATTAAAAGGTGATCAGTCTTATTTATACAAAAAGCTAAAAGAAGCTGATGTTAAGAAGCTTGAAGCAGATATGGCTAAGTGGAAAAGAGATAATCCAAATCAAGGGCCAGAAGCTTCTACTGCACAATCGGTAGAGGGAGATGCTCCTGCTGGAGATGATGATTTGCCGTTTTAAGATTAATACAAGGAGAGCTTCGGTTCTCCTTGTTATTTAAAAACTAATTATGAAAGAAAAATTACAAGACATATTTGACTATTACGAATTGTTAATAGAAATGAAGTTTGTTGATTTTAAAATGAAACTATATAAATCAGAACTAAAACAAGTAAGTAAAAATCATTTTTTAACTTATAATGAAAAGCAAACAATGTTAGACGAAACCTATAATAAATACAGAACATAATGATTAAAAACATAGAAAATTTAACCCCTTTAGTAACGAAATTAGTAGCAGAAGCTACAAAAAATAATGAAAGTGGACCTCATACGTTTAGAGTAAGAGTAAGCGGAAATTGGGAGCCAATCGATAACGAAGTAAAAGAATCTATGCAAACATTATTTTCTGGAAGTCTTATGATGTTGTCTGACCTTTATGTAATATTCAATGGAGAACATACTGTTATTGAAATAGTATGTTATGATGTTCGTCACGTACTTTCATACGTAAAAGAGCTTGAAACTAAAGTTGAAGCACTTGAAAGACCAGAAGTAGCTATTAAAGCATTAGGTAAAGCTATAATCATTCTTGATGATTATAATAATAGATACGGAAGTGAGCATTGGAATAGGACAAAGGAAATTACTGAGTTGGATGAAACTCTTAAACTTTTAAAAGATTAATTATGAAAAAGATATTATTAGCTATTACAGTAATAGCACTTACATCATGTGGAAATAAAGAATTTACTTGCAATTGCACAAGAACCCTTGCTGATGGAACAGATTGGGGAGGAAGTTCATACCAAGTAGAAGCTGGAGATAAAAACGAAGCTGCAGAACAGTGTGGTCAAAATGGACAAGAGGTTGTTGTTGATGCAGCAAGTATAACTCATGTTTGTAAAATACAATAATCTGCTAAGGGGCTTTGTGGCTCCTTAGTTTTAAATAATTACTATGACAGAATTTGATTCAAAAGAAGAACTATATTTCTCTTGGTACTTAAACCAATTACGTAACCAAGGATATATCGATTCTTGGGATAAATTTGAGAATGTAAATGACCCTTATCCTCTTACTGAGGGTTTGGTATGGGATTATGTTAAACCAATGAAAAGAGTTGAGGATAAGCAGTTAGAACAAGTTATTCTTGCTCCATCTTCTTATACTCCTGACTTTAAAATATGGTGGAACCCAAAAGCAAGAGGAATTTTTGTTACTGATTTGAATATAGGATCAACAGAAAAGATTGCTACTCCTTTTATTAGCCAAGATAGTATTTCTATTATTGAAACTAAAGGAAATCATGACAATAACAATATGACCCGATTAGCTATAAACAACATTAAGTTTGTTTACCAAAAATTTGGAGTGTTTATTAATATGGTAAAAGTTCCTACAATTTTTAAAAACACATTTACTCCGGACAGATATTTACTAACCGATAAAACATTAAAACCAAGAACGCTACATTATGGACCTCGAACTTTATCAGAATTTACAAATAAGATACAGAAATAGTGTCAAGCGCATTGATGATAATGGGCTAAAAGGTATTATACTATTTAACGAAACACCTCAACAAATGAGGGAAATGTGGATTAAATATAAATACTCAAAATTTGGATATAAAGAAACAGTTGAATTTGAATTAATTAAAAGTAATGGAGAAAGAATACCACAAAAAAAGAATATCTACGAAATAGATATTATTGAATTTGTGAAATTCGGACTTAAAAGAGGTTATGATTGGAAACTATTCGGACAACCGGAATGGGAAGAATTACAACCGAAAAAGAAAAAGAAATTTATGAAACCCCGTAAACGATAAACTATGACATTGATTTCAAGTGATGAAGCAGAAGACTTCATGAAAGACCAACAAACGTTTGACAAAAACGAAAGTAGAATATTAGACTGGACTGATGGAAAGTACTACTCTGATACAAAATTTGTAACCAATTCTCATTTGGGAAAGCTAATTGAAGGTGGCCCCCAACATTTAAAGATGTATTACGAAAAAGGTGGTAGCGAAGATACTGATGCTATGATTTTCGGTAGAGCAGCACATTGTTTATTATTAGAGCCAGAAGCTTTTGATGGTAGATTTTATGCAATAGATGATACTGAAAAATGTCTTGAAATTGGAGGTAAAAGACCAAGAACTACGAACAAGTATAAGGAATGGTTGGAACCAATTATTTCAGAAAATGCACATAGACAATTATTATCATTAGATGATATCCAAACTATTAAGGATATGATTGACAGAGCCATGTCTTACAAGCAAGTAAGGGAAATGGTTGAATCTGCAAATATTCGTGAGAGAGTTTATCAATCAGAATTAGAAGGTGTTGGGTGTAAAATAAAGGTAGATGCTATCAACACAAGTAATTTCATCTTGGACTATAAAACAATGAGAGATCCTGCTATTATTCAAAACGCTCAAAAGACATTAAGGCAAAGAAGATATGGTAGACAAGGAGCTTTCTACAAAGATGTAGCTAAAGTTGATACATTTTGGTTCTTATTCCAAGAAAAGACTTATCCTTATACAGTTTCTTTGGCACAACTTTCTCAAGGAAGTTATGAAGAAGGTCAAGAACAGTATAAAAACGCTTTAGGAATATACAAGCATCATTTTATTAACAACTATGATAAGATAGATGATTTCTTAGAAGTGGGAATGGTATAAACATACAAGGAGCTTAATTGCTCCTTGTTTTATTAATAATTAAAAATCTCAATTATGGCAAAAGAAAGAGAGTTTGAAATAGGTCAATCCTATGATCCAAGCTTATCAATTGGAGGTGCAGAAGCAGTAAAAGATACTATGGAAAGTATCGCTGATTCAATCACCAATGAAAGTTTTACTAAGATTTTATCGGAAGATGAAATTATAGCGAAACAAAAAGAATTATCTACAACTTGTATTCTAATCAATGAAATTGAAATTGAAAAGAAAGAAGCTATGGATGAATTTAAGTTGCAGTTAAAGGAGCCAAATGCGGAAAAGGCTGAGTTATTACACGCAATCAAATACAAGTCTGAGGAAAGAGTAGGTAATCTCTACCATTTATCAGACCAAGAAAATGGATTCATGTATATTTTCGATGAAGAAGGTATTTGTGTAGATAGTAGACTGTTAAAGCCTACCGAAAGACAATTAAGTATTAAGCATGCTAAAACTGGAACAGATGGAGAGTAAAGAAAAAAAAAAAAAAAAAACAGCTATCAAAATGATTG